CAGGCCGCTCTCGCACAGCTTCAGGTCCCCGGCATGCTCTACCCACTCCCCGAGCGGATAGTGCAAACCCCGGCATTTTTGGTTCTTGTCGGTGGCCTTGTAGCCCTTATAGATTACGCCTTTAGGTGTCATTTCATCTCCTTGTTCTAGTCCCCGATCGAGCGCCGGGGCTGGTTGTTACTCGATCCGCCCGGATTTCCGCTCATTGGCCAGATAGGCCCGATACCACCGCTGGGCGGTTCGGTTCAGGTCGTCCTGATTGGAGGCCCGCAGAGTTGACCCTAACAACCGGCCCCCCTGGCAGATTTGGTTGCCCAGGGAGCCCTCTCTGCCGTTCAGGTCCACAAAGACGTAACCGCTTTCGCCGGGGATGAAAAAAGTCAGTTTCTTACCGAGAATTTTGCCGTTGATCGTGGTTTCCATTCGGTTCCCCGTCGGAGGTTGTTTGTTGATCTGGGCTTTTTGCCCTCTGTTGAATCCAGGATACCAAATTGGCCGGCGCTGTCAACAATTTATTTATAACTTTTTTTTCTGAGGGCTAGAATATTTCTTTCGAGCGCCGCCACCTGGACCTATACAGGTGAATATTTTTTCCGTGGGGGCGTATCCGAGGGGTCTAGGCCATCACCGAGGACAAACCTAAGTGCCTGTAACCACAAGTGTTGGCCACGAGGGGCCATCATATGATGGTATCCCGCTACCCCATGGTGGTGGCGGTTCTGCGGTCTCTAGGACATCACTATATATATCTTAAGTAGTAGTAGTAGTAGTAGTATAGTGTATAGGGGTGCGTCCGGCCTGACGGTAGGCATGTGCGCCGTGAGAGTTTCGAGCAAAAAAGTGATGGCTTGTGTCCTGGAGCGCGGATTAACCTGCGGTTTCAGCGGGTTACACGGGCCATAACCAGGCCATCACTTAGAATAGTGTGGCCTGGAATGGGCTAGAAAACCAATTGTGACAGTTAGTTAGGCGGGCCATCACTTGTGGCCGGGCGAAGTGGGCGGGATTTTGCTAGCCGGACGGCCCAACCGCGTGCTAATCTGCGCCAAAACGGGAGGCGATATGCAACGATTCGGCGCGGAGAGTTACGGGCAGGACATCTATGTGGATTTCGGGCGCGACGTTTCGGGGGCGACTAGCTACGAGGCTACCCTGACCCCAGAGCTCAGGTACCCCTCGACGCACTCCGCAGTCCTAGGCGCTACCCCCGTGGTGGTGGGGGACCGCACCCTTCCGGCTGGGACCTATGTAACTGTGACCCCAGCCGCTGGGGTCCTGGCGGAGCACCGGGGGCGGTGGATGGTCTGGGCGGTGGCGACCTACGCCAACAGCGCCGTCCAGAGCCCCCCAGAGCTATTTTCGGTGGTGTGACATGCGCACCCAAAAAAACGCCCTAACCGACAAGCAGATCCGTTTCCTGGACGAGTATCTAGTAGACAGCTGCGGCACCAAAGCGGCGGTCCGCGCCGGGTACGCCCCAGGCGGGGCCAACCCCACGGCGGCCAGGATACTAGTGCGACCTGCCGCCCAGGTGTATCTGGCGGAGCGGAGGCGGGAGTTGCGAGACAGGACGCTGGTCGATGCGGCCAGCGTCATCCAGTCACTACTGGACATTCGGCACGCGGCCATGAGCCGGGGGGAGCTCCACGCTGCCATTAGGGCTAATGAGTTGCTGGGCAAGCACCTAGGCTTATTTAGCGACCGGGTAGAGCTCAGCGGCCCCTCTGGGGGCCCGATACCTCAGGCCATAACCGTCCATTTCGTACGCCCTGATGAGGATTGACCTACCCGCCAGGTTGGAGCCTCTGACGCGCCCGAAGCGGATCAAGGTGGTCTACGGGGGCCGGGGAGGGGGCAAAACCGTGGCCCTCGCCCGGCTGGTCCTGTTGGCGGCTGTGCAGAGGTCCGCGCGGGTCCTGTGCCTGCGCGAGCACATGAACTCGATAGAAGAATCAGTCCACGGGGCCCTGACGGCGGAGATAGGGGCACTCGGGCTCGGGGGGCTATTCGAGGTCCAGCGCAATAAAATTTTGGGTCCGGCGGGGGCGGTAGTGGTCTACCGGGGCCTGGCGAGGAATATAGAGTCGATCAAGTCTATGCACGACTTCGATATCGCCTGGGTCGAGGAGGCCGAGACTGTGACCGGGAGGTCTATCGACGTGCTAGAGCCGACGATTCGCCGCCCAGGCTCCGAGATTTGGTACAGTTTCAACCCCGACGACGAGTTCGGGGCGGTCTACGCTCGGTACGTCAAGCCCCACTTGGGGCAGATAGCCCAGACCGGGGTCTACGAGGATGAGGGGCTGACGGTGGTCAAGGTGGGCCTGGAGGACAACCCTTTCGCCCCCCAGGAACTCAAGGACGCCTCGGCGTTGATGCGCAAGACGGACTTGCGTAAATGGATGTGGATATGGGGCGGCGAGTGCTACACCGATTACGCCGAGTCCATCATCAAGCCTGAGTGGGTCGAGGCGGCCATCGACGCGCACCTGAAGTTTAATATCCTCAAGCCGTTGGGCGTCAGGTCGCTCGGGTTCGACCTGGCGGACGAAGGGCGGGATTCCAAGGCCGTGGTGATGCGCCACGGCCCGGTTATCATCAAGGCCGCCCATTGGGACCACGGGGATATCGAGACTTGCCTTGACATAGGCTTCGAGCATGCGCGGGCCTGGGGGGCTGATCAGATGGTCTACGATGCCGACGGCCTCGGCGCAGCCATGAAGGTCGGCCTGGACAAGAGGATAGAAGGCGGGCGGATCACGGTCACGCCGTACCATGGGGCCGCCCGCGTGGATAGCCCAGAACTCCCTTACCTGGGCGGCAAGGCCAATAAGGACGCCTTTCGCAATAGACGCGCCCAGTACTACTGGCGCTTGCGAGACCGCTTCGAGGCGACGTACAACCTGGTAGTCAACGGGGTGTACTCGGACCCGGCGGGCATGATCAGCCTAAGCTCGGACCTGGAGGGGCTCGATCTGCTCCGGTCGGAGCTTGTGAAGCCCCGCCGGAAGCGGGGGGCTAATGATTTCATACAGATCGAGTCTAAGGAAGAAATGAGGGCGCGGGGGGTCCGGTCCCCGAACATGGCGGACGCGCTGGTAATGAGTTTTGCCAACCCGGCCCCCACCGGGGTCCGGACCGTTAAACTAAACTTTAAATCGGAGTGGGGCTGATGGAGAACGCAGGGCTGCACCGTCAAGCGGTGGACCGTTTTGAGTTGGTCCAGGAGATGGAGCGGGGCCAGAGGGCCCTCGCCGTGGAGGACATGGCTTTCGCCCACGCGGAAGAAGGGCAATGGGAGGAGGGGGTAGTAGCCAAGCGCAAGGATCGCCCCCGGTTCACCATCAACCGGATCGCGGGGTCTATCGACCAGCTAGTCGGCGACCAGCGTCAGAACCGGACTAGCATTGACGTGCTGCCTGGAACCGGGGCGGACCGAAAGCTAGCCGATACCTACACCGGGCTTATCAGGGCCATTGAGGTTGAGTCTAAGGCGGAAAACGCCTACGATGCTGCTTACCTGGAGGCGGTGACTTGCGGCTTCGGGGGCTTCCGGGTGGAGACGGATTATTCGGACGACGACGCTTTCGAGCAAAACATTCGGATCGCGCCGATCCGCTCGGCGGCCACCAGCCTCTACTTTGACCCGGACGCGGTGCAGTATGACCGGAGGGACGCGCGTTGGGCCTTTGTGATCACCAGTTACACCAAGGCGGCCTTTAAGGAGCGGTTCCCCGACGCGGCGGCCCTGGACTTCGAGACCGAGCAGTACCGGGCGAACGGCTGGGTCTCGGGGGGTACAGTTAGGGTCGCCGAGTACTGGTACAAGGAGCCGGTGAAGCGTAGGTTGGCGCTGCTCAGCGACGGGCGGGTGATCGATGCCGAAGAAGAGGCCACGGTCCTGGACGAGCTTATGCTCCAGGGGGTCCGCGTGGTCCGGGAGCGGACGGCGGACAGCCACAAGGTCAAGATGTGCGTGGTGTCCGGGGCCGAAGTGCTGGAGGGGCCCACGGACTGGGCGGGTAAGTTCATTCCCCTGGTCCCGGTCTTTGGTAAAGAGGCGCAAGTCGAGGGCCGCAGGTACTGCCGAGGGCTGGTCAGGTTCGCCAAGGACGCGCAGCGCGTCTACAATTACGCCACCAGCGCGGTGGTCGAGGCCTCCGCTCTCGCCCCCAAGGACCCTTACTTCGCCACCCCCACGCAACTTGTGGGGCACACCGAGCAATGGGATAACCTCAACGTTGATAACCCCCCGGTGCTGCTCTACACCCCGGATCCGCTCGCGCCGGGGCCGCCGTCCCGAGGCGGGGCGCCCCAGGTGCAGGCGGCGCTGATCGAGCAAGCGCGCCAGGCGGGGACCGACATCCACGCCACCACGGGCCTTGAGCCCGCTAGCCTCGGCAACGTCCCGGAACTCAAGAGCGGCAAGGCCATCGAGGCCCAGCAGGCCATGGGGGACCGGGGGGCTTTCATTTTCCAGGACAACCTCCAGAAGTCTATCGGTTACTGCGGGGAAATCCTAGTGGACCTAATCCCGCGCATTTACGACACGGAACGGACGGTGAGAGTGCTGGGGGCGGACGGCAGCGGGGAGGACGTCACCGTCAACCAGGAGGTGATCGATAGGCAGACCGGGGCCCCCGTGCTGGTGAACGACTTGTCGCAAGGCAAATACTCGGTAGCGGTCTCGACCGGGCCCGCGTTCAGGACCCAAAGGGAACGGTCGCTGGACAAACTCCTGCGGTTCTTGGAAGTTGCCCCCGAGGTTCGCGGGTTCGCGCTGGACCTCGTTGCTGAGAACATGGATGTGGTCAACAACCAGGAACTTAAGCGCCGGGTTCGGAAGTTCATGGTGCAGGGCGGGGTGGTTGAACCCACGGCGGAAGAGGCCGAGGGAATGGGGCTCGACCAGCAACCGGCCCCCGACCCGATGCAAGAAGCCTTGGTGGAGAACGTGCGGATCCAGACCGAGGAGCTTATCAGCCGGATCGAGAACCGGGAGGCGGACACCGTCCAGAAGCTGGCCGCCATCCAGGAAAAGCGGATGGGGCAGTTGGTGGACTACATGGGCGCGCTGCTCGCCAAAGTTAAGGACGTGGGCACCTTGAGCCCGCAGGACTTGGACATCCTCCAGGCCCAGCAGGCCGTAGTCGAGGAGGGGCAACTGGCCGCGATTGAGGGGGAGGCCCAAGAACGTGAAGTGCAGCGGGCGCTAGCCCAGACCGGAGCGACCCAGATGGAGCCCCCCGAGCCGCCCAGACCGCAAGAAGTGCTACCGGTACAGAACCCCCAGGGCCCTCAAGGTCCAAGGCCGCCGGGCGTATTATCTTGACGAAGCTAGGAGCCTACTGTATAGGCTCAAACAAAACAGCCCACGTCAGCTTATGACGGCACCAATCGCGGAGGCGCAATGGACCCTAGTGAATTGATCGGCACCCCGGAGGCCGTAGAAAATCCGCCCGCTGCCCAAGAGACCGAAGAAGAGGTTGCAGCCCCTCTGGATAGTGTGAGTGAACCCGCTGAAGACCCCAATTCCGGGGTGCAACGGCGAATCAATAAGTTGACGGCGGAGAAGCACGAAGCGAGACGGCAGGCGGGAGCCTACAGGGCCGAGTTGGAGGCGCTAAGAAACGCCCGCCCGACGGCCCCGGCCAAAGCCCCGAGACTGGAAGATTTTGACTACGACGAGCAGGCCTTTACCGAGGCCCGGATCGCGTACCAGCTCGACCAGAAACTCACTGAGTTTGAGGCGCGGAACGACCGAGCCCGACGAGAGGAGGCCCAGCGCGAACAGCGGGACCGCCTTGTCCAAGGGTACGAGGAGAAGCTGGCGGAATTCCGCCGAACGGCCCCCGACTTCGCCGAAGTTGTGGGCGGTGTCGCGGCGGTGCTTCCCCCTGCGCTGGAGGAAGCTATTCTGGCCAGCGACGAAGGGCCCGCCCTGGCATATTACCTCGGGAACCACTTGGACGTAGCGGAACGGCTGGCGGGCATGAGCCCATACCAAGCCGCCATGCAGCTCGGAAAGATCGAAGCCTCTCTGCCTAACGTCAGCGTGAAACAGGCCAGTAAAGCACCGGAACCGATCAAGAAGGCGGGAAATGGGGGCGGGGCGAAACCCGTAGACCTAACGACCATGCCGATTGAAGAGTACGCGAAGCTGAGGGCCTCCCAACTAGAGGGGTAAAAAAATGGCGAACGACTTTCAGAATACCTCCCTTGTGGCCAGGGAAGCGGTACTTGCGTTCGAGAACGCACTGCAAATGGGCCAAAAGGTGGATCGGCAACTTGAGGAAAAACAGGTGTTCTCCGGCGTGGGCGCTACCGTCAACGTGCGCCGACCCGTGATGTTCACCTCCAGCGATGGGGAGGAAACCACCGTGGGGCAGATCTCCAGCATTGAGGAGGCCTTGGTCCCCGTGACCGTCGATAAGTTCAAGAAGGTGGTTTTCGCGGTGGGCAGCGCCGACTTGACGCTGAAGATCGAGGACGCCCGGACCCGGTACATTATCCCGGCGATGCAGGAGTTGGCCCAGCAGGTCGAGAGCGATCTGGCGGACACCTACAAGAACGTCTACAACTTCGTGGGCACCCCCGGAACCACGCCCGCCACGCAAGCTGTGGTCAACGCGGCCAAACAGAAGCTTGACGAGCTGGGCGTTCCGGCGGCAGAGCGGTACGCTTACTACGACCCCGCCGCCGCCAACGCCCTCGCCACCGCGCTGGCTTCGGTCTTCCCGGAGTCCATCGCCAAGGTGGCCATCGAGCAAGCCATGATCCGGCGCTACTCGGGCTTTGACATCTTCATGAACCAAAGCTTGAAGAGCCACACCACCGGCACCTATACCACCGGGTCGACCCCGCTGGTTAACGGGGCCAATCAGAACACGCTCTACGAGAACGTGAAGAACACCGACACCCAGAGCCTGATCACGGACGGCTGGGCGGCCTCCACTCTGGTCTTGAAAGAGGGGGACGTTTTCACCCTGGCCGAGGTTTACGCCGTCAACCGCCGGACTCGTGAGAGCACCGGGGTGTTGGCGCAATTCGTGGTTCGGGCAGATGCCACCTCGGACGGTTCGGGCAACGCCACCTTGAGTATTTCGCCCCCGATCATCACTAGCGGTCCCTACCAGACGGTTACGGCGGCCCCTGCGGACGGCGCGGTTCTCACTCCCGTCACCGGCACCGAGGCCACCGCGTACCGGCAAAACTTGGCGTTTCACAGGAACGCCATCACGTTGGTTACGGTTCCTCTGGACGTTTCGGGGAATGAGAATGGGGCCAAGGTGGCTACCGAGAAATACAAGGGGATCAGTATCCGGGTGATCCGGCAGTTTAACGCGCTGTCCGCGAAAACCACCTACCGCTTTGACATCCTCTATGGTATCAAAGTGCAAAACGCGGGCTTCGCAGTCCGAACCACCGGTTAAGGGGGAAGTATGCTCAACGAGAATTACGAAAAGATCCTCGGACTTGACTGCCGCCACCGCTGCGGCCCTGGACATCACCTGGACGGCCAACGAGCCCACGGCGGGCAATACCCAGACGATTGCCGACGGGACAACCCCGACGGTTACCGAGTTGGGCCAAGCCGTGGCCAACCTGACCGCCATCGTCAACGCCTTGGTCGTGGACATCGCCGCGCTCAAGGCCGACGCGACCTAATCAACGGGGCCCTTCGGGGCCCCGTTTTACCTTGAGGTAAAAAAATGGCAGAAAAGAAACCTGTGGATCGCTCCAACCCGACTTGGGTATACCATCCTACGGAACCGGCTAAAGTGGTCCCCGAAGAAACCGCGCGAAAACTCTACTCTGAGGGCTGGTTTGACAGTCCCGCCAAGGCGAAGGCCCCGGCGAAGGCCCCGGCGAAGGCGAAGGCCCAGGCCGTCGAGTGGCCCGATGGGAAAGCCTAACTCCACCTGGGAGTGCTGGGTCTACCATCCCACGGAGGGTCGCCGGGTGGTCACGGTGGGGGAGGCGCGGAAACTCTGCGCCGAGGGCTGGTTCGACAACCCCGGAAAGTTCACTAAAGTTTCGGCCCTCGGCCTAAAAGACCCTACGGACGCGGAGTTGCAAGACGTGGCCGACGCTATCCAGGGAATCGTGGATCATCTTAATGGGGCGTTGAACCTCCATCGGATGACCAAGATGCAGCTCTCGGAGTATGCGGCCTACCACTTCGGGATCGAGCTGGACCGACGGAAGGCGCTGGCTGCGCTACGGGCGGAAGTTAAGACCATGACGGAAGGAACCCACCCCCTCTTGGAGAGGTCCGATGGCCACGGCGAGGCAGGTAATTGAAGACGCCTTGAGTCTGCTGGGGGTTCGCGCGGCAGAGACCTCTGTCACCGCTGCGGAGGTGGCCGACGGGCTGCGGGTGCTTAACGACATGCTGGAGGAGTGGGCCGCGTCCCAAGTTATCCCCGGCGTGGGAGCTGTGGCGGACGCTTCCGACACCATCCAAGCCCCCAGGTATGCGGATGGGGCGATCAAGGCCAATCTCGCGCTTCGGCTGGCCGCTCCCTACGGGCGCGAAGCCCCGCAGATGCTTATTGCTCAGGCGGTGGACGCCAGCCGAAATCTGGCGAGGGCGCAAGTCAGCGTTAAGCGGTCCTACCCCCCAACCCTCCCGTGGGGGTCTGGGAATCAAATATTTGACACCGGGGAAGACCCCAGGTTCGCGCCGGATACGGGCGACAAAAACTTCTAACCTCGGCGGCGGTATGGTCTACGGATCCGAGTTCTTCCCCTGGAGCGGGCCGTCTACCTCGCCGAAGCCCTCTGGGGCTTATGTCGGCCAATGGGCGCTAGAGTCGGACACCGGGGACTTGTACCGCTGGGCCGGGGCCTCCTGGATTCGGGTTGAGCGCTACGTCAACGGGAAACGGCGGATCAGCTCGACCCCATACCTCTACGATATTGCGGCGGGCTTCGTTCCCGGCCACGTTTCCCGGCGGGCCTTCGGGCGCAACCCGGCAGTCACGACCACCGTCCAAGACGTGACCAACGTTCCCGGCGGGTCCTTTAATTTCCCGGCTTCGGCCCTGGCCATGTCGGTGGTTTCGACCTCGGCGAATGACGCGGAAGGCGGGACCGGGATTAACCGGGTAGAGGTGCACTACCTGGACGCGGGTTGGAATGAGGTGGCCGAGACCCTGCAGCTGAACGGCCTTACCCCCGTCTCGCTTGCGGTCCCCGCCATTCGGGCGAACGGGATGCACCCGACCCTTGTGGGGTCCGGGGGGGTAGCGGCGGGGGATATTACGGTTACAGGCGGGGGGCTGGAGTACATCCGGGTATCTGCCGGAAACGTGTCCACGGGGCACGGGGCGTTCTCCGTCCCGGCGGGCAAGAGCGCGTTCCTCGTAGGTTGGTCCGCGCAGGCCGGGAAGGGTAAGGAGACGGAGGTTCGCCTGTGCGCGAACTTCGACCCCTTCGACGGGATCAAAACAGATAGGGCCTATGGCACTCTGGCGGTAATGTCGCTCCTTTCGCAGTCCGGGCCCTCGGCGGCATTTCAGCTGCCTATTAGGGGGCCGGAGAAAACGGATATTAAGCTTACCGCCCTCGTAACCGATACTGGGACCTCCAGTTGTTCGGGGTCCTTTGAACTCTGGCTGGAGTAACGAGCGTGCCTAAAATTCAGTTCCCCTTGGGGTTAGGTTCCTACCAGAGCGAAAGCCTCCCTTTCTCCGCACAACGGTGCGTGAACCTCTTCGCCGCTCCGGCGCAGTCCGCCGCCTCCGAATATGCGCTGATGGGGACCCCTGGGATTGTGCAGCTCGGGACCACCGGGAACATTCAGAGCCGGGGGGCCTGGGAAATGGGCGGGGTGTTCTATGTGGTGGCGGGAACGACCCTATACTCCGTCGCTTCGGAGGGGTCCGCGACCGCCCTCGGAACAGTCTTGGGGGACAAGAAGGTCCAATGGGCGGACAACGGAACGCAACTCGTTGTGATGAATCCCGGAACCGGAACCGTCCCCGCCCCCCACGCTTACGTCTGGGACTCCGGGGCCTCCACCTTCACCCAGATTACCGACGCGGACTTTATCGTATCCGATTCCGTCTGTTACCTCGATGGATACTTCGTTTTCACCGCTTCAGCGGGCGACGTGTTCTTCCACTCGGAGCTAAATGACCCCCTCAGCTACGATGCGCTGGCCTTCGGCACCGCCGACATTCGCCCGGATCGGATCGTCTCTTGCCACGTCAGTAGGAACGAACTCTATATTCTGGGGGAATACACCGTCGAGGTTTTCCAAAATGTCGGGGGCGCGGGCTTTGTGTTCCAGCGGATTCCGGGGGCAAACTTCCAGGTGGGGACGGTCTCTAAGTATTCGGCGGTCGAAGGGGCGGGCGCCTTCTTCTTTCTGGGCGGCGGGCAGCAGCACCTGGCGGGGGTGTACATGGCCACGGGATCGGGGTCGGCCCGGAAGGTGAGTTCCGATGCGGTGGACTATCAGATGCAGAAGTACACTCCCTCGGAGCTAGCGGACGCGTACGCGTTCGGCTTCTCGACGCGAGGGCATGAACTGATATGCTTCTCCTTCCGGTCAACGGACGTGGAGACCCCGGCGGACATCCCCAACCGGACCTTTGCCTACAACGCCACGGCTAGCGAGGCGGCGGGGCAACCCGTTTGGCTGGAGCTCCAGAGCGGGGCAACTGATAACCGCTGGCGGGTGGCCTCTGTGACGAAATGCTACGGGAAGCTACTTTGCACCGATACCGAGGACGGGCGGATTGGGGTGCTCTCGGACGACGTGCACACCGAGTACGGGGCGGCTATCATTCGGGAGAAAGTGACGGCCCCCCTTATTGGGGGCGGGGGCCCGCTCTTCGTCAGCGCCATCGAACTCGTGGCTAACGCCGGGCAGGGAACAATCACGGGGCAGGGCTCCGACCCTCAAGTGATGATGGACTTCTCGGACGACGGGGCCCGCACTTGGTCTAGTGACCTGACGCGCCCCTTAGGGAAGATCGGCGAGTACGGGCGGCGAACCGTCTGGCGCAGGCTGGGCCGATGCCCCCGTGAGCGGGTGTTCCGCTTCCGGGTGTCGGACCCCGTCCGCGTGGACCTGATCCGGCTGGAAGTGGAGGTAGCCAATGGCTAGCCAGCTTATCGCCCCCCGCCGGGGGGAAGGTTTAGTGCTCTCCTCGGGCCGGCCAACGGAAAGGCTCGCCCGCTACCTGGAAGAGATCGAACGCCTTGCAATAACGCGAGGCGCTGTGGTAAACGTCGGGCAGATAACTACCGCCGACGCCACCGACCTAGCGACCGCGTTGGCGCTGGTCAACGAGCAAAAGGCTCTAATAAATCAACTACTTGCGGCGCTGGTTGACTCTGGACTTATGGAGGCCCCTTGAAAGATTTGATGGCGTTGCTGGCCCAGGCCCCATGGGGGGAGGTCCTTACCGGGGCGGATACCGAAAAAGTATGCCCCCTGAAGCACCAATTCGCCCCAGGGGTCTACTTGCGAACGATCCTCATGCCCGCCGGAAATTTTGTGGTCGGGCGCACGCACAAGACGGGGCACTTCAACATTGTGCACCGGGGGCGGGCCGTTGTGGTCATGGGCGGGAAGGTGGAATGGATCGAGGGGCCTTGCACCTTCGTATCGGCGGCGGGGGTTCGGAAGGTGCTTTTTATTTTGGAGGATATGGAGTGGACTACGGTTCACCCCACGGGGGAGACTGACTTGCCGAAACTGGAAGAGTTATTAGTTCTCAGCCCCTCCGAGGAGCAAGCGCTACTTAATACCAAGGGGGAAGCATGACGTGGGCGGCTACGGTGATCGGGGGGTCCGCCCTCCTGGGGTATTTTGGGGCCCAAGAGCAGAACGCAGCGGCGGCGGACGCGCAACGACGCTCCGACGCACAAGCCGCGCTTGACAGGGAGCAAGCGAAGGGCTTGACCCTCTTCGGTACGCAGGAATCCGCCCGGCAATTCGACGAGAGGGTCAGGCAGGCCTCCGTCGCGTCCCAGATCGGGAACGAACAAGCCGCCAACATCCAGGGCCGTCTGGATACCATGACGGCGGAGGACCGGGCGCGAGCAGACCAGCTTCTCGGACAGTACGGGGCCGCAGGGGACCAAGCAACCGCCGCGCAAAGTGCTTTGCTCGGGCTGCAGGGCGCGGAAGCGCAGGGGCAAGCGTACGCCACCATCCAGGAGAGCCCTGGTCAGAGGTGGCTGCGGCAGCGGCAGACCAAGGCCTTACTGGCCAATCAAGCCGCCATCGGGGGCCTCCGGGGCGGGAACGTCAGGACCGCGCTGCAAGAGCAGGCGGCGGGCTTCGCCATGCAAGACGTGGACAACCAGTTCTCCCGCCTCAGCGAGTTGGCCGGGCGGGGGGCCGCCGCGCGGGCGGCCCAGGCTAATGTGGCTCGTGCTTCGGTGGCCCAGGCCGGTCCCGGTGTGAGCCGGACCGTACTACCCGGCGCCCCTTTACGCGCGTTGGACACTAGCGCGTTGGACGCGATCACCGGCGGCGGCCCTGGCAGCCCAGGCGGCGGCGGCGACACAACTACCGCACCCCCCACGAGATCCCGGAAACGAACCACCGAAGTGACAACGGGGGACGGTCGGAAGGTCACGCTGCAGGGGCAATGGGGGACGTCCGACCCCGACCGCCTCGATAAATCTGGGAGATAACCAATGACGAGTCCGCTAATGGGAGCTCTCGGCGGGGCCTTGCAGGGTATGCAGGGGGCCCAAGCCATGCAAAGGGGCCCCGCTCCAGCCCCGGAACGAGCCCCCGCTGGGGGGATGCTGGGGGCGCTGGGCCCGGCCCCCGCTGGGGGGATGCTGGAGGCGCTTGACCCTGACAGCCGCGAGAAGATCGAGCTGTCGCAACGCATGGCAGGCAAGCCGATGTTCCACCAGCAGGCGATCCTGGAGGAAGCCCTTGTCAACCGGCAGGCCGACGGGAAGCCCGTAGGCTCCACGCTGAAGATGCTAGGTCTGCTGCGGTCTCAGGACCCCATGCAGCAGGCGGAAGTGCAACGTATGATTAACCAGGGGGCGCAGTATGGCGGGGTATAGCAGCCCACTACTAGGGGCCTTGGGAGGGGCGCAGCAAGGGGCGCAACTCATGTCAACCCTCCAGGGGATGCGGCAGCGGGAGGCCGAGACAGCCAGCGCGGCAGCGGAAGCGGAGCGGCTGGCCCAGCAAAAGCAGCAGCAAGCCGACTTCCGGGACAAGGTCTTCGCGGCGGATGAACTTCTGTCGGTGCCTCCGGGCCAGCGGGTGGACACCATTCGGCGACTTAAAGCCGAGCGGGCGGCCTCCGGGCTCCCTACGGGGACTTATGACATGTACGAGCAGCTGGCTTCGGAGGGAACCCCCGAGGCGCGGGCTCAGTTTGATTCCCTGTTGCAGTCGACGCGCCGCGCCGGGTACCGGGTAGGGCTCCTGGAGCAGCCTGCCGCCCGCCCGACCACCGAGGACGAAAGGACCGTAGCGGCCATGGGGTTTACCCCCGGAACCAAGGAATACGCCGCCGTGCTGGTTAAGCTCAAGCAAGATATGAGACCCCGGCAGCCCGGTCTAACTGTGACCACGGATCCCGTCACGGGGACCACGGTAAGCTTCGGCGAAGCCGGGGCCCTAGAGAAGCCGGTTAAAAAAGACCTTCAAGCGGAGATAATCGCGGGTGAGAAGGCCCTCGGGGACTTGGATCGGATAGGGGAGCAGTTCCGGGGCGAGTTCCTCACCTACGGGGGTCGATTGAAGTCCTCCTGGGGGGCCTTTAAATCTAAAGCCGGGGCGGAGCTCGACCCGGAGGAGAAGCAGCTTGTGCGGGACCGGAGGGCGTTCGCGGACAACGTGAACCGGGCGTTCAACAGCTACCGGAAGGAAATCACGGGGGCGGCAGCGTCAGTTCAAGAGCTAGAGAGCCTGCGGAGAGCCATGTTTAACACAGAGCAAAGCCCCGAGGAGTTTCAAGCCTCCTTCGGCGAGTTCCAGCGCCAGCTGAACCGGCACCAGCGGCTTCGGCGCAAGATTCTCCGCGAGGGGCTCAGCGGCCCCCAGGCGGGTAAGAAGCTGGACTTCCTGTTCGCGCGGGGGGAGGACGACGACCCCGTCGCTCGTGGGGAGGAACTCCGGAAAGCGGGGCTAAACGACGAGCAGGCGGCCTCTAGACTTTTGCAGGAGGGGTATTTCTAAGCCATGGCTGAACCCGAATACATTCACATTGCCCGCGCCAAGCGGGCCCAGATGGCAGCGGGGGCTTCACCGCCGCAAGTAAATGCGGAGGAGCCCGAATACATTCGCATTGCCCGCGCCAAGCGGGCCCAGATGGCAGCAACCCAGTCGGCAGAAGCACCCGCTCCGGAGGGGCCGGGGCTGCTTAGGCAGGCCTGGAATGCCGTCTCCGGAGCGGATCAAACCCCCGAAGTTGCGGCGCTCCCCGAGTTGGCAACGGCGGGCACCTTCCTAGACCCTTCGGAGCAGGGGTCCATAACCACGGGTGCGCTCGGGAAGGATGCCCAGGTGGCAGCGGGGTTGATGTTCGCCGCGTCCGATGAGGCCAAGAAGGATATCATCAAGGCCCAGTTCGGGGAGGGTGTGAAATTTGAAACAAAAGACGGTGTGACTATCGCCAACTTCCCGGACGGCAAGCGGGCGGTTCTGAACCGCCCCGGCTTCTCTTTTCAAGACGCCATGGGCCTCGTGGGTGACATTGCGCTCTTCGCGGGCCCCTCCCGGATCGCCGGGCTAGGCCGTACCGCCTTGCAGCGGGTGGGGCTCGAAGCCGGTCTTGCCGGGGCCACCGAAGCTGGGCGGCAGAAAGCCGTGCAGGCCCTCGGGAGCGAGCAGGAAGTAGACCCGCTGTCGGTGGGGGCGGCTACCGTTCTGGGCGGTGCGGGCCGAGGGGCGGGGGAGGCCGTAGGAGCCAAGGTGGCCAAAACGAGGGCCGAGCGTCTCGGGGCCGGGGTGGAGAGCGCGCAGCGGGCGGCTGCCGAGACTGCCAAGGCCCGAAAGGAGACGGCGGCTACGGGGGTCGAATTCTTCCAGGCCCAAAAGACACAAGATCCAGCCCGGCTGGAGCTGCAAGCCTATCTGGCCACCGAGAGCCCCAGCGCGGCGAGAGCCATGGCGGCGTTGCGGAAGCAAAACGCGCAGGCCCACAAAGCCGTGGCGGACGTGCTGGATCAGATCGCCCCAGCGGGCGCGGTGGAGACCTCGCAAGGCCGGGTTCGGGACGTAGCCCAGGCCGCCGTAGCCGCCAAGGAAGCGGCACGGGCGGAAGCGGCCAGCCCCCTGTATAAGGAGGCGCTGAAATCGGGGGCGTTTGTCCCGGTGCCGGAGACGCGCGCGCTGATCCGGGAAAAGTTGAAGACGCTCCCGGTGGATGGGAAGATTTATGGCACCCTCAGAAAGGTGCAAACCTTCCTGGCGGCCAGTAAGAAAGGAACCGGCGGGGTTGGCCTCCAGCGACTCCACGGGGTCAAGATGGAAATTGACGAACTCCTTGACGGTTTTGGGGAGGGCTCTTTGCGCAACACCGGGAAGCGTGAGCTTATGGCCGTTAAGGGAAGCTTGCTCAAGGAGATGGACCAAGCCAGCCCGGCCTACAAGGCCGCAAGGGAAGCCTACGCGGCAGCGTCCCCTGAGGTAGAGAGCCTGAAAGCCTCCGTCGTCGGGCGGATTGCGGGCCTGGAGGACTCGCAGTTAAAAAGCGTGTCCCAACGGATTTTCGATCCGGCGGAAGTCAACCCCCAGATCGTCGCCCGGTCCCGTGAGGTGGTCGAGTCCGTGGACCCCCAGGCGTGGCGGGACATTATGCGCACGGAGCTGGAGCGCCGCTTGGGCTCCGTGAGAGCCGACTTGAGCGGGGCGGGGGAAACCACGGCAAACATCCCCGCTCAGTTGCGGGGGGCGCTGTTCCCCAACGAGAAAGCCCGGAAAGTACTACTGGCCGGGGCGGACCCGGAGACCCGAAAGAACCTGGTCTACCTGGACAAAGCATTGTCCCGCGCCTCCATGGGGCGTGGCGTGGGGTCGCAGACCGCGCTTCGGGGGAATATTGAGAAACAACTCAACCGGGGGGCGCTGTCCGCCCTCCGGCAGTTCGCCCGGTCCCCCCTGGCCGCTGCGTCCGGCGTGGGGGAGGCCACCGCTCGGGACGTTAAGGTGCGGACGTTGGGGGCCCTGCTCTATGACCCCAAGTGGCAGCCACGGTTACGAGACTTGCGGCGGATCGACCCGGAATCCGAGCAGGCGCGAAAAGCATTTGCCGGTTTACTGGGAGAAGTGCAGGCTGGGGTGGTTCAAAACCTAAAAGATCAGGCGGTGCAATGACGGTACTTTTCACAGCGCCACGGGTTGGGGCCAAGGGCCAGGGTATGGCGCCCTTCGATGGGGCTGAGCTCTACTTTTTCGAGGGGGGGACGACCACGCCCCTAACGACTTATTCAGACAGCGGGCTCACCACGCCTCACGCACACCCCGTGGTCGCCGACGCAAACGGCCTCTTCGGAACCATTTACATTGGGGTCAATACCTATAAGGCCCGGCTGCTCGACAAAAATGGCGTGCAGGTCTGGGAGGAGGACGGGATTAAAAACGTCTTCGATTCCCTCGTGTTCAATGCCGCCGAGTTCTCTTCGGCCACGAACTCGGGGAACTTCCCGTCGGCGGGCTCAAGGGGTGACGTCTACCGAGTGTCGGAGAATTTCACCACCGGGGCCCCCTCCGGGTCGCAGGAGGTCTTTCCGGGGGATTACCTCATTTGCAACAAGGACGACGCTGACGCGATTGAGGCCGATTGGGACGTGATCACCGGAGCCGCCCGCCCCGTAGGTAGCCCCGTTAACCTGCTGGTTAACGGTCAGATGGATGTTTGGCAGCGGGCCGCCAACTTCCCCGTGGCGGGCCGGTTCCCGTTGACCGTCGGATCCTCGGAGTACACGCTGGATATGTTTTATTGCAGATCCGAAGGGGCGGCGCTGACGGCCCTGGACCGCAGCACCTCGGTGCCCAATGGGGATTCCAAGTATGCGGTCCAACTGACCGGGAACACGGGGCTGACCTCCCTGCGCTTCGGCCAGCCGATCGAGGCGTTGTTCACCGCTAAAGCCCAGGGGACCGTGACCTTCTCGGCCTGGATTTACAACGGCTCCGGCGCGGCCTTTACGCCCAAGCTACTGGTGGAAACCCCCTTGAACACGGATAGCTGGGGCGGCGTGCCCAATCAGTTGGCCTACCAAGACTTAAGCCCCTGCCCCGCCGCCCAATGGACGCGGGTGACCGCCACCCTGGATCTGACCAGCGCCGACCTTTCCAAGGGCCTGAGGTTCTCCCTGGAGTTCCCCGCCGCCGCCCTAGACAGCGCGGCCAAGATGGTCGTCACGGCTCAATGGCAGGTCGAACGGGGCGAGTACGCCAGCGCCATCGAACAGCGGGACCCGACCCTGGAACTGCTTCGCTGTTGGCGTTACCTCTTCCCCTGGGGCGGCAACTCCAATGAGGTGTTGGGGGTTGCCGTGGCGCGCGTTACCGATGTGTACCTGAGCTGTCGCTTCCCGGTGCTCATGCGTTCCGCACCCAGCAAGATCGATGGTTGGCGGCCTTTGGTTCAAGATGAGTTAAACGTTTTTTGGGAACCTAGTTCTGGCGGGGCGTATGCCCTGGACCCCATCAATTTTTTTAACTCCCGCACGCAAGGGGTTTCGGTCCTGATGAACGACAATTCCTCGACTGGAAGCCTTGTGGCCGGGCAAGCGGTGCTGGTCACCGCCGACGTCCCCTTGGGCCAGTTTGTGGCCCTGTTTTCGGCTGAACTCAACTAACCCTTAAGAGGCCCATGTATCGTTTAAACCGGTTGGACGCCTCGGTGGTTCGCCTAGCTGACGGGGCGGTCATCCCGGCAGACCCTCGCAACGCTGATTGGCGGACATACCAAGACTGGCTGGCTCAAGGCAACCAACCGGACCCGGCCCAAACCCCGGCTGAGTTGACGGCCCGGCTGTTCGCCGAGCTGCGTTCTCGCCGGGACCTGCTGTTGGTGGAAACGGAATGGCTGGTAACCCGCCACCGGGAACAGGTCGAACTGGGCCGGGCGACCAGCTTGGACGGCCCGACCTATCAGGCGCTGCTGGTCTACCGGCAGGCGCTGCGCGACCTCCCCGCCGTTACGGCGGACCCAGCGCAGGTGGTGTGGCCCCAGCCACCCCTGTAGCCATCGAGGCGCAGGAATCCCCCATAACTTCAAGGAGACGTGATGGAACAATGGCTTGACTTGATTGTGTATCTGTCCGGGGTTCACGGATTCTGGGAGGCGCTGGGGACCGGGGTCCTAGGCGTTACGGGCCTCGTGTTCCCCCCGGCGGCCATCTGGGTCGGGAAAGCCCTGGCCAAAGCACGAGAAAACCGCGTGGCCATCGACCAGCTTACCCGCGCCATCGCCGAAGCCGCAGGTTCCGAAGATAAACAAAAAGCCTACATCGAGGCGGCCAAGAAATTCGGGCTCCGAGTCGCCGCCCGCGAATTGGTTGCGTCGGGGCACCTTCCGGGGATCACCGAGGCCGACTTACAGGAGGGCCCCCATGGTGAGTGACCCCCTGACCTTCGCGGAGTTAATTCAGAGCTTCGGACAATCGGGGGTCTTTATCGGGTACCTGATCTATCAGGCCAAGAGGCAGGAGTCCAGGCTAGAGACGGTCGAAGAGAAGTTCGACGAACGTGAGGTCTCCCTACGGGAGGCCTACCAGCGGGCCTTAGACCTCTCCGAAGCCCAAAGGGTACGCCTGGAAGAGGCCATGCGGTCAATGCTGGAGAAGCACGAGCAGGACCGGCGGGACTTCCACACTAAGTGGGGGGAGGTGTACCGGGAGCTGTCTGACCGGCTGGCCGCGCTCGCGCTCAAGAGAGGAGACCCCTGAATCTCGCCTCCAGGGCTTCCTCGGACACCAGCCCCAGCAGTTCCGCGTCGCCCAACAGTTCCGTTTCGTCCAGGTACTCCAGCAGCGGGGCCCCCGCCGACGCGGGCAAAAGGCTCAGTAGCTCCTCCGGGGTCAGCAGCCCCGTCTCGTTCAGGTACTCCAGCAGGTCCGCCTTGAGACGGTCCGTGTCCCCGCCATACAAAAAACCGAGTACTTCTTTCACTTCCTGAACCTCCTTGCTCTCCAGCCCCCGGCGGCCCTAACTGGCCAGCCCGCCGCCCAGGGGGGCATGATTGACATTATCCGTTCAAGCTCCTCAACCGATCCCGAGCCCTCGGGAACCTCGGCGACGATCTCGTCGTGGGTGTGCATCACCACCGGGTAGCCCGCCGCTTCGACGTTGAGCAGGGCCCAGGCCTGGAGGTCCCGCGCCGTGGCCTGTACAATGTTCTCCACCAGCTTCCCGCCGTAAGTCTCCTGCCGCACCACCTGTTTTGAGTTCTTGGCCCCCAGATAAGAGAGCTGCGGGGACCACTTGAAGTGGGCGGCG